TCAAGGTCGAAACCTACAAGCTGCAAAAGGCCAAGGCCGAGCTGGCCAACATTGAAGTGGACAAGGCCGCCGCCGCCCTGGTCGAACGCGCCGAGGTCGATTTTGTCCTGGCGGATCTCGGCGCCCTGGTGCGCAGCCAGCTCGAAGGTCTGCCCGACCGCCTCTCCGGCCAGCTCGCCGCGCACCGAGGCGACACCGCCGCCATCCATCGCGACCTCGAAGATGCCGCCCACACCCTGCTGACCGACCTGGCTGACGCCATCAAGCGAAGGACCGAACCATGAACGAGCTTTTTGAATTTTCGGACGATGAATTTGCAAACCTGATCGAAAACGCAGAAACGGAAAAGGCGTCGGCCAGAGCGCACCGCACAAAAACGCGAAAAAACATCCGGCGCGCAAAATCCGAGGCGCTGCTGGCGGAGATTCTGCCGCCGGTGATTGCTGAGGGCGATTCCTGGCATGTGCTGTCGAGTGGCGATGTGGATGCACTGTCGTTTTTTGCGCACCTCGTGAAAGCAACGCCGATGGACTATGTGCTTTTTTCGACCTGGTGCATGGCAATGTCGGATGTGACCGCGTTTTCGGATTGGCTTAAATCCGGACAAATAAAACGCCTCGATGCCTATGTGGGCGAGATTTTCCCGAATCAATACATCGCCGAACACCTGGCATTGTGCGAAATCGTAAAACCAGCCGGACGATGCGCCGTATTTCGCAACCACAGCAAAATCTTTGCCTGCCGGTCGGGCGACCAAGCATGGGTCATCGAATCCTCCGCAAACATAAACACAAACCCGCGCACAGAAAACACCGTCATCACCGCAGACATGGGCCTCTTTTTACACCACAAGGCCTATTTCGACGGCGTCCGCAGCTTCAATCGAGATTTTGACAACTGGACACCCGCATGACCCCGGCGCGTAAGTCCAAGACCCCGATCCCGCACGCCAGGCGGCATCTGTTCGAGGTGCTGGCGCGCGCCATCCGGCCACGCCCGATGACCACCGTTTCAGCCTGGGCGGACAAATACCGCATCCTCACCAGCAAGGGCAGCGGCGAGCCGGGCCAGTGGCGCACGGATCGAACGCCCTACCTGCGCGAGATCATGGATAACCTCTCGGCCACCTCCGCCGTGCAGCGGGTGGTGCTGATGTTTTCGGCGCAGATCGGCAAAACCGAGGTCGGCCTGAACTGGATCGGCTATGTCATGCACCACGCGCCGGCGCCGATGCTGGTCGTGCTGCCGACGCTGGAGGTGCGCAAACGCTGGGTGCGGCAGCGGCTCGACCCGCTGCTGACCGAGACGCCCGCGATTCGCGCCCTGTTCGATGCCCGCCGCGCCCGTGATGCAGGCAATGCCGAAGACATGAAGGACTTCCCTGGCGGGATGCTGGTGATCGGCGGGGCCAACTCCGCCGCCTCGCTCTCGTCGATGCCGATCCGCTATGTGCTTTGCGATGAGGTGGACCGCTTTCCCTGGGAGGTCGGTGCAGAGGGCGACCCGCTGGGCCTGATCGACGAACGGACAAAAACCTTCCCGCGCCGCAAGGTGCTGCTGGTGTCCACGCCGACCATCAAGGGCGCGTCGCGCATCGAGGCCGAATATGAAAAGTCGGATATGCGCGAATACCATGTGCCGTGTCCGCATTGCAACGAATTGCAGGTGTTGCGCTGGCGGCGGCCCGACGGTGGCTATGGCCTGGTCCACAACAGCGCGACCGGCGCGGTGTATTACCACTGCATCGGATGCGGCGAGCGGATCGACGAACACCACAAACCGGCGATGCTGGCCGCCGGTCGCTGGATCGCCCGCCACCCTGAGCGCGCCGTGCGCGGCTATTGGCTGTCCGGCCTCTATTCACCGCTCGGGCTTGGCTTTACCTGGGCGGAGCTGTGGGAAAAGTGGCAAGAGGCGCACGGCGATACGGCCAACCTCAAGCGCTTCGTCAACACCACCCTCGGCGAAAGCTGGGAAGAACAGGGCGATTCAATCGAAGATGTCGCGCTCATCGCCCGGCTGGAGGACTACCCGGAGCGTCTGCCCGCGATGCTGACCAGCGCCGGGGTGGATGTCCAGAAAGACCGCGTCGAGGCCAGCATCGTCAAGTGGGGCCTCGGTGAGGAGGCCTGGCTGGTGGATCATGTGATCCTGCCGGGCGACACCGCCCGGCCCGAGGTCTGGGTCGATCTTGACGCGACATTAAAAGACGCCGGGGTGCAGATCGCCGCCGTGGACTCCGGCTACAACACCTCGATGGTGTACGACTTCTGCCGCCTCCGCCGCTGGGCCATCCCGGTCAAGGGTGTGACGGGCATGGGCCGCCCCTTGGTCGAGGACGAAAAACGCCGCCGTCAGAGGCTTCGCCGAAAATCCAAGACCGGCGTCCAGGTCGAGCCGCTGGGTGTGGATCAGGGCAAGGCGCTGATCTACGCCAGGCTAAAACTCCCCGCACCCGGCAAGGGTTACATCCACTTTCCCCGCGCGCCCGAGTTTGATGACGAATACTTCGCGCAGCTCGCCGCCGAGAAACTGGTGACCAAGATCCGGGGCACGCGACCCTTTGCAGAATGGGTGCAGACCCGGCCTCGCAATGAAGCGCTGGACTGCCTGCTCTACGCCCTCGCCGCCATGCGCTTGTCTGGCCGCGACCTGACCACCACAACACCCACCGAGGCCGCGCCGCCCAAGCCGCAGCGCGTTACCCGTCCCGCCTCGCGTGGCTTCGCCGGGCAATGGTAAATGTCCTGCGCGATGGCCGAGATCCAAGCCATCCTGACCGCCCACGGCATCGCCACGCCGCTGGCCGAGCGGATCTGCGCGGACATCTCCGCCGCCGTGGGCGGGCAAAAGGTTTATATCCCGGTCAAGAGACCTTTCAGCTACGCCGAGCGCAACGCCGAGATCCGCGCCGCCTTTCATGGCAACAACCACAGCGAGGTCGCCGAACGCTTCGGCCTCACCCCGCGTCATGTTCGCAGAGTGTTGAAAAAGTGACATGACCGCCTCTGTCATGTCCACGCGCAAGGTATTAAAAAGCGGTCCATGGCCAATGCTTTCGATTCGACAAATTACCCGACCACCGAGCCGCTAGAGATAGTGGCCGGGGATTTCATCGCCTGGAAGCGCGACGATATTGGCACCGACTATCCTCCATCCGCTTACGCGCTGACTTACTCGGCCCGGCTGGACGGGGCCGGAGCAACCGTCATCAATCTGACCGCCAGCGAATCCGGCGACGACTACCTGGTCGAGGTCGCCAGCGCCACCTCTGCCGCGTGGACGGTCGGCTGGTATACCTGGCAGGCCTACATCACCCGCTCGTCTGACTCCGCCCGTGTCCTGATCGGCACTGGGCGTTTTGAGCTGATCGCCAACCGCGCCGCCGCGACCACTGACCCGCGCAGCCATGCCCGCAAGATGCTGACCCTGATCGAGGCGCTGCTGGAAGGCCGCGCCGTCTCCGATGTGGATCAATACGAGATCAACGGGCGGAGCCTACGAAAGATGGCCGTGCGTGAGCTGACCAACTGGCGCAACCACTACCGCGCCGAGCTGGCCGCCGAAGAACGCCGCATCGCCCTCAAGATGGGTCGCACGGTTCAATCCCTGGGGGTGCGCCTGTGAAACTGCTAGACCGGATCGCCACGCGCCTGGGCTATATGCCCGCCCGCCGCCAGTACGCCGCCGCTGCGGTCAATCGGCTGACCTCATCCTGGACCGGCACTTATAACAGCCTCGACCGTGACCTCGCCTCCGCCCTGCCGCGCCTGCGCGCCCGTGCGCGTGACCTGGCGCAGAACTCGGACTATGTGAAACGGTATCTATCAATGGTATCTGCCAACATCGCCGGTCAGGGCGTGTCGGTACAGTCGCAGGCACGCTGGCCGGATGGCCGTCCGGATGCACAACTCAACGATGCCATCGAATCGGCCTTTAGCGATTGGGCCATGCAGCCGGAGATCACCGGACGGATGGACTGGTCAGAGGTGCAGCGCCTGGTGGCGCGCTCCGTGGCGATGGATGGCGAGGCCTTGATCCGGCTGTCAATTCAGTCGGGCCGTTTGCAACTCCAACTGCTCGACCCGACCCTGCTGGACGACACCTTTAACGATGCCACGAAGCGCATCGTGATGGGCGTGGAGACCGACACCGCCGGGCGTCCGATTGCCTACCATATCCTCACCGCACACCCTGGCGACCTCGCCACCGAGCGCCGCCGCGAGCGCATCCCCGCCGAGCAGATTATCCACCTATTCCAGTCGGACCGTCCCCAGCAAACGCGAGGCGTGACTTGGCTGCACTCGGCCATGAAGCGCCTGAACGACCTCTCGGGTTACGAAGAGGCCGCCATCATCGCTGCCCGTGTGGGCGCGGCCAAGATGGGTTTCTTTACGACACCGGATGGGGATCTTTCACCCCTGGCCGATTCGGGCGATGTGGCGGGCGAGCTGTATCAAGACGCCGACCCTGGCCGCTTTGGTCTGCTCCCGCCGGGCTACGACTTCAAATCGTTCGATCCGGACTACCCGCACGAACAATATGGCACCTTCGTCAAAGCCCAACTGCGCGGCATCGCCGCCGGTCTGGGGGTTGCCTATCACAACCTGGCCGGAGACCTCGAGGCGGTCAACTTTTCGTCAGCCCGCGCCGGGACGCTGGAAGAACGCGACCAATGGATGATCCTGCAAGACTGGTTCATCGCCGGTTTTATTCGTCCGGTATTCGGCGCATGGCTGGATGCCGCCCTGTTGTCTGGCGCGATCCGCGTCCCCACCCGCGAGGGCATCGTCGCGCTGGATTCCGGTGTGGCAGACAAGGTACTCGCCGGGGTCACGCTGGCCGGTCGCCGCTGGTCGTGGGTTGATCCGGTCAAGGATGTGCAAGCCAACATCCTGGCCATCGACGCAGGCCTGAAATCACGCCGCGAGGTCGCCGCCGAACAAGGCCGTGACCTTGATGATGTGTGGGCACAACTCGCCCGCGAGCAAGCCGAGGCCGACCGTCTCGGTATTTTCAAAGGAGAAGCCAATGGAATGGCAGACCAAACAGACCCGAACAGCGACGATTGACCCTGCCGAGGTCGCACCCGACGACCGCACGATTCGTCTGGCCTTCGCCAGCGAGACGCCGGTGGAACGGTCCTGGGGCACTGAGGTGCTGGACATCAACGACAGCGCCATCCGCGCCGACCGCCTGAATGGCGGCTCCGTGCCCTTGTTGCTGGATCACGACATGACCCGCCAGATCGGTGTGGTCGAAGGCTGGGACATCGGTGCCGACAAGGTGGCGCGCGCCACCGTGCGCTTTGGCCGGGGTGCCCTGTCCTCCGAGATTTTTAACGATGTGACCGACGGCATTCGCCGGAATGTCTCGGTCGGCTACCAGATCCACCAAATGGCCGACCGGAAGGGCGTGATGCGCGCCACTTCGTGGGAGCCGTTGGAGATCTCCATTGTTTCAGTACCTGCGGACGCCAGTGTTGGGATTGGGCGGGCGGCCGACACACAGGAAGTTGCACCCACGCCCGCCCAGTCCACTTTTATTTCTCAGGAGCAAACCATGTCTGACATCACCACCATCGAAAACCAAGCCCGCGAAGCCGAACTGGCCCGCGTCCGTGAAATCCTTTCTCAGGGCGACAAATTCGCCCACGCCGGCGGCAAAGAGCTGGCGCAGGAATATGTCCGCGCAGGCAAGTCGTTGGACGAGTTCCGCAGCGCCCTGATGGAGCGCCTGGGTAAAACCACCGCCGCCCCGTCTGCCGAGATCGGTCTGACCGAAAAAGAAGCGGGTCGCTTCTCCATCGTTCGCGCCATCGCCGCGCTGTCCACGGGTTCCTGGAAGGATGCCGGCTTCGAGCTGGAAGCCTCCCGCGCCGTCGCCAAGAAGCTGGGTCGCGACCCGCAAGGCATCTATATCCCCTACGAAACCCTGCGCCGTGACCTGACCGTGGGCACCGCCACCGCTGGCGGCCACACCGTGGGCACCGATCTCGCCGCCGATTCCTTCATCGAGCTGCTGCGCAACAAGATGATGGTCAACGCGATGGGCGCACGCTCCCTGACCGGCCTGGTGGG